CAAAAATTACCTGATCCAGTTAAGGATAATTGATGCTGTACGTGCTTCACCTGATTATCAGGATTGTCCGTAGCATTGCAAGTGCAACGCCATGGAACTGCAAATTCATTAGTTCCAAATAATTCAATGAGCCGCTTACAGCTCTCACAAATTTTTTTCATTAAAAACACCAACATCCACCCTGGGGAGCATAACAAATTCTACAATAATTTGAACCCCAAACGTGTCGTATGGTATGGAATGACTCCATAATGGTCATTCCATCGCATAACCAGATGACACAAATATTCATCTTAAACACCTGGAGCATTCGCACCGAGTTTTTATTGCTCGTTCAGACAAAAAGTTTCCATCCCAAGGGATGTTTTTCCACTTTCCGCCTTCTTTTATTCTGATTATCTTACTTGCCATGTGTACACGTGTGTACATGGAGTATATCAATCATTCTTCTTCTGCTTCTGCGATAACCAAGTTATTCCAGCATTCATAGCAAATACGGGCTTCGCCATCTAATATCGCAACCACGCCACATTCTGGGCAGGGTTTCTCTTGATCTATATTGCCAGAGGTCATTTTCTACCCTCTTCAATAGCACGTTGTTGTTTCGCGTATTCACGCGCTAATTCGTACTTGACTCTTCTTCGCATGGCTGCATCAAGTGACGAACTACCAGCAATCCATTGCATACCACCAGCAAAAATGCCAACACCTTTGCGTACTGGGATTCCTGCAGGGCCAGGTACCAAACTACTGATACCAAAGCCAACGCCCAAAGACATGTTGAGAATAGATTCAAACTTGTCATGAGCAATCTGTGTAATTTTATCAACTGCGTTGGGGTCAACTCCACTAAAATCACCTTTTGATATAATGTACATAGCCGTCATGTCATCAATCGCGTCGATAACATCCATTTCCGTTATTGGTCCATATTCAGTTTCGAATATTTTTCCGCCTAATTCGAAGAATGGCATCAATTCTCACTTCCTTTTTCTGTAAATCTTTTTCTGCCCTGGCTTAGCATGAAACATGCATTTTCTTTTGCCTTTCAGGGCATGGGCTTTACAGACGCGTTTTCCAATCTTGTGGTTGCATTGCATCAGCAAACACCCACGCCTGCAAAATACGCTTTTTCTAAGAGACCAGTTGAATATAGCAAAATCGTTACGATCATTGCTTCAACTCGATTCTCCTTTAATTGTTTCAAGAGTTTCGCTCCCAAGGTAAGTTCCTTGACATTTTCCGCTACTGCTTGCATCAATCTCACATCTCCAGCATGGACTCTGCCATATACCCTCGATGAGTACCAGGTACCAAGTCAATTAGTAAAACTAAATTCAATACTTCAGGTTGAGTGTTTTGAACATCAAATCGGATAAGTCCACAAGGGAAATTTCCGCCCTTCAGATAACTTGTTCCACTGATAGTAGTTGCAGTCAAATCAGTCACGTCGTGGACGAGAAGATTTGGCAATTGTGTACCACCGCCTGGATACATTGTAGTTACGGCTGTTCCGTCATTTTCATACGGATAAGGCGGTTGATCATAAGCCTGAACGTCAAACAATACTTCGCTGGTCTGAGTGATTCCTTCATTATGAAGTGCACTCATCCAGTTCTCAGGGGTAACGCCACCAGCGTCAACCATTTCTTGAGGAACATTTGGGTCCTCCTGAAGCGGTAATGCTCGAGAATTAGCATAACCTTGTATCAAACTCACTGCATTAAGTCCGGTTGCGGCAGAAGCGCCCGGATAATTATCACCAACACCGACGAGTTCGAAACCTGTCGTTGTTCCTGGTGCAGCTGTGTTAGGTACTCTAATTTCCGATGGAATCCATTCTCCAGGTGTAGCAGTTGCAACACCATCATTCGGTAATAGATTTGATACAAATCCCGAATTGTGATGAATCGAATCAGCATAAATCTTGAAATCCAAGAACCGGCCACTCACTGATTCAGCATCATCGAGAGCCTTTTTATTCATCTCTGTCCATGTTTTGAATCCTTTAGTCCAAGAATTCGCAAATGTCCATGTTGTTGGTAGTTTCTTTACAAGAACTGAACCCTGTCCTGATCCAACAATACGTACTTTAAATCCGGCAACAGCCCAATTAAGTCCTTGACGGTAAAACCGTCTATTCATCAGACTAGCCAATTGGCTTAGATCTGCTGTGGCAGTGGTAAAACCAAACGGTGCGCTCAATGCTACCGGTATGGTCATAACTGCTGGTTCTATGTTCTTCATGCCTTTTCCTCTTCGAGAATTACGTGCCATGAATCTGCTGTGGGACTATACAATGTATAATCTTTGTCCACACCACCCCTGTGAAGACTGTGGGGGCTGCGCCTGTCACGAACATAAGCGGACTTATCTTCTCTCCACCTTCACGCCTCTTCCACCGAAGGTGGCATTTTAAAGTCGTTCCGCCTTTCTGCATGTATGTTTAGCATATTTTATACTAAAATCGCAACAACCGAGTCTGCAAAAATTACCTGATCCAGTTAAGGATAATTGATGCTGTACGTGCTTCACCTGATTATCAGGATTGTCCGTAGCATTGCAAGTGCAACGCCATGGAACTGCAAATTCATTAGTTCCAAATAAT